ACCGCCGATATCCATAAGAACTCTTTCATCGTTATGTGGTTTCTCCTTTAAGGTTTTCCAAACAAGCATCGACCACTTGGTTTCTGGAACTTCAACATCAACGGCTGACATCTCCGAGCCTCCTAATCGCAAGCACCACCTCATTTAAGATTCCGGTGATGACTGCATCTTCCGTTCCGTCTGCCAGTTGTTGAACTAGATCGGCACATCGTTCTCTTTCGAGGTCGGCGGCCTTACTCCTCACATCATTAAGGATGTCTTGGATAAGTTCAGAATGAGATTTCATCGGGTGTTCCTTTTCTTAACGACTCGGCCTCGAGCAGAATCTCTGCAATTATCTCGTTGCGGATAATGTCGTTCTTGTATGGTTTGCCGTCTGCACCGGGCTTGAGGTCTTGCCTAGACAACCACTCTAGGTAGTCCAATCCCTTATCTCCTAGCATAGCAATCTGCCGAAGCGTTGAACCCTTGTGCTTGCCAAACTTTAGTTCCATATCCCTCGGCTCACCAATACGAACACCGTTGAGCTTGGCTGTGATGTCTGCCAAGTCTGCCTTGCTGATCTTTGCTGATTCAGGCTTGGGTGCTTCCTCAAACTTCTCCGTGTTGATATCTTGGAATCCCCCATAAGGAACTTCCTCGGCTGGGGTGGTGGACAGGCTCTTGTCGATTAGGACTACGATATGGGCAAAGGCAGAGCGACAAGCCCGACTGATTGCACGAGTCTGGCACATCGCCCTCTTGGCGTAGGTAGGACGCTTCTCCCACATCGGCTCGTCATCGCCCAAGAAACCCTCGGCTTGAGAAATTACTTGGCCGTTGTCCATTCGCTTTACCTCACCGATGCACCTATACCCATCTTCAAGACGCTCAACATCTCTGGCTGACGCAACGCATCCGTGAGCGACTGCGATGGCTTGCCAACCCTCAACTCGAACATAATCTTTCTGGCCGATGCGTTGGCAAGTTTCCTTTACTATGGCACGACAAGCCCCCGCCACATCAGTCGCTTGTCGGATATGGTTTGAGACTCCGTTGCCGTTGTGTACTGCTAGTTGGTCATTCATTTGGTTATTTCTCCTATTGTTTATTGTTTGTGTTGTCCGTCATCGAATACGCCAAAGCCTTCGGCGTTTTCTTTCTGTGTCTTGGGAAGGTTCAAAAATCTAAAGTCATTCCGGCTGTCGAACTCTGTATCGGGGAACGCTCCAAACACTCTTACTACCCATTCATCCGTAGTTTCATTTGGTAATTTTTTCTTGGCTGGTTCTTGATGCCAGAATGTAGGCATTTCTTCACTCATTTGGTTGTCCTTTCTTTTATGGTTTTTATTATCAGGGAAAGCCACTTGGTGCTTATATCGTGAGAAGGCACTCGGAAAACTAGGATGCCCATCGATGCGGCGAGGTTGTACTTTTCCATATCATTCAAGAACCCGGTTGGCCTCGTGTGTCTGCCCCTACTCCACACCCCGCCCTCTAGCTCGATAGCAATGCCACAGGTTAAGAAGTCCACATAGTAATCAAACCTAAACCTTCTCCCCTCCGCAAACTTATGCTCCCTCTTTAGCTCCCCACCACCAAGGCTTCTCCATAGAAGTTCGAACTTGGCTGATGGGTTCATCTTCATTCTAGTTTCTCCCCACCCAGTTCTTTGTGGGCAACAATAGCTCTGGTTCTTTTTGCTCTTTAGGCTGGTTGCCCTCGGCCACAATCTTGTCCATCTTATCTAGCTCGGCGGCCACAAATAAATAAAACTTCCTGCGTTCGTAATTCTGCTGGTCGATATGCTTTGCGAATATCCTCACCCCTTGCAGAATCAGAAGCCCAAAGAAAACTACGAGGAAAATAATCACCAGCGAATCCTTTGCTTCTGCCAAGCGGGCGAGCAGTAGTTGGGGTTGGTGATGTAGGGATACTTGCCATCATCCAGAGCCTTCATCACGAAGCCTTCCCAGATAACTTCCCCCGCCTTGTTGTTCTGAAAGTTCATCTCCTCCCAGATTGCATTGATCTTGTGGTGGGCAAGGCGGACAAAGCGGAGGAGTTTATTGTTTGGGATATCAAAGGTGACGGCTTCCAAGTGTTCGATCTCCTTCATTCTGTCGGCGTAGGGCTTGGGGTTGGCTGGGTCGAACGCATCCATCACCACGATAGTTCCTTTGCCAGTCTTGGTGCGTTGTCCCATAATCTCGCAATCTACAAACCGAGGTTTGATTCCTGCACCAAGAATCCGCTCGGCCATCAGATTATGATTTGAGGCGAACTTGCCGTGGCGGTTGTAGCCCTGCTTTGTCTCTTGATCGAACCAGCCCCGCCATCCGTTGAGCTTGCCCTCGATGGAGAAGCCCAAGGAAAACTCATCGTGTAAGGCTGGAACGGCTGAACCGACTGGCCGTGCTGGTAGTGGTAAGGATGTCATAATAATAGTTTATTTAAAATATTGTTGAAGCTCACCTAAAGTCATATTTTCAATAGGTTTAAAAGTTTTCATCATTTCCTCGGTCATTTTTTTTGCATCTCGTAAATATCCGCTTCGTGCCCTAACAAATAAATTGCTGGCAAGCACAACTGCCCAACCACCCGTACTCAATGTCTTTACCACCTTGTAAGCCCCGTAACAATAATTGCCCATTGAATCCTTTGTCCAAACGAGTTTTTTATTGATAAAATTTGGTGTCATTTCTGTTAGTAGTGGCATCGAGGATGTCATTGGTTTGTTGTAGGATTTCGATTTGGAGTTGTAAAGGTTTAATTGAGGAGATGTTCAACTATATAGAGGGTTGAGCCAGCACCTACGACAAGGCCGATGATATAGGCTATGAGGATTTTAGTCATTAGATTTCGTTCCTTTCTAGGATTGGTTGGGTTTTTTGTAGCCAGACATTTAATTCTGACATAGTAGCCACCCACTCCTTTTCCTTTTCGCATCCACTCCACCCCGGATACTGCTTGCCGGGATAATGTTTCTCTAAATGCATTTTTGCGTTTCGGATGACTATGGCAAGACGAATCACCATAGTTTCAAGTTGTTCCTTTGTTTTCATTTGGTTGGTCTTTCTTGGTTGGGGGTTAGCTGATTTTTTCGATAGACTGAATCACGACATTTCCAAAACAAGAAGGTATTGAACCCCCATTGGAGTTAGGTTGAAAATCGGAAATGGATGCCCTGCCCTCGCTAATTCCTCGAACAAGTTTTTTGGCGGCTTGAATAGAAGAAGCGGAAACCTCCAAGGTGTAATAAGTTTTCTCATACACCTCAATTTTAAAAATGCTTTCTCCCACTTGAACCGGGGTTACTTCGGTTGTCGTTGTTGTTTCTTTCATACCCACACCTTAACACACCCCTACAACTTGTCAAGGGTTATTTAACGATTGTTTGTAAGTCCCTATAAATACGCTACTTATGGGGGTGCTTTGTGGGTAGAATCTTGTAGATTTTTAGGTTGCGAACTACACGATGGTCTTTTCTGGGAATAATAAAGGGATGTCTTCTCATATCCACTTTCTTTTCGAGGAGCATTTGGCTGAGCATCCTTGAGGTCGTGTTCATTGATTTCCCCCACAACTTACTTACTTCCTCCCTCGTATGATATCCCGCTGGTGGGGGCGGTGCGAATTTATCTTTAATGTGTTCCGACAAAAGTTTCTGCCAAGGATTTTGTGCTTTCATTAAAAAGCCTTTATGTCAGTCGGTAAATAAAACTTGTTACCCCTCTGCCGTGCTTGAAAAACCTCGTGCGTCTTGTCGGGATATATCGCTCCGAATGCCCAGCCGTGTTGCCAGCGGAGTCTACGGAGTTGGCCTCGATTATATTCTGGGGTCTTGTTGCATAGGCATCCGATATTGTAGCCAGTCCGGGGGTCGATCGAGACGCTACGGAAATAGTCGATGGCGTGGGTGTGGCCGAAGATAACATCCCCATACGCATCGCTGTGTTGTTTGGCAGAGTGCATTGCGTGGCCGTAACCGTGTGCGAATGAGAGCGTCCCGCACTTGTAAATTCCACCGACTGAATCATAGGGGAACATTCTCGCTTTGGTTTCCTTCATTATCAATTCTATATTCTCTATTCCATCGTTAGCGTAGTCACGAGCTACTCCGCTTCGGCAGTTCCTAGCCATATCAAAAATGCGCTCGTCGTGGTTGCCCCTTAAAAAGATTCTCTCATCCCCGAACTTAAAAAACTCCCGAATAAACTCCTCCCCTGCGTCCCAATCCTTTTGCAGACTGGATGCCTGCTCTTCATCGCCTGCCCCTTTTCTAATCGCACGAAAGTCCCAGAGGTCGCCGATGCAAACTACAAGCCCGCCATCCTTGCCGATGTATTCCTTGGTAAAAGCAAGCAGGGCTTTCACCGAGGGAGCGTCTTGTTCATCGCCGTGGATGTCTCCACAAGCAACGAACTTAATTGGCTTCATAATTGGGGTTTGGATTGTCCAGTTAAAGTTGTGTAAATTAAATTACAACACTCTCTAGCTCTAGGATTTGTCAATGTTTCGTCCGTGCATCCGTCCCTAGCAAGCTCCATCACAATATGCATTTGCTGGCGAAGCGTGAGGAGATAGGTCAGTTGGTCGGTCGCCTCCTCGATTGCGTTCTCTACGAGTCGGGCGGTGGGCATTTCCCACAATTTAGTCCCGCCGTGTTCTACAACTCCCTTTTTATATTTCCTTTCCATCGACTCGACCGCCGCCATTTGCAAAGTAGTGAGATGGAGATCGTGCTTTTTTGTAAAAACTTCCTCGGTTGTTTTCTCCACTCCCTGCTCTGATGTCATCCTTTATCTGCTAGACCACGGACGCTTGTTGACTAGGGAAATCTTTTGCTTGTTCACTCCTTGCTTTTGTGGAGAAACAAGTTCCCGCCATCCAGAAATGTTTGCATCCTCAAGATGGGGTTGCTCCCAATCTAATCCTCGGAGGCCGTGCTTCTCGGCAATCTTGCGTGTGATTGAATAGCCTTGGTCGTCATCCCACGAGGCCACTAGATCACCGCTAGGGGTGCGAGCAAGGGGAACATAGTCAATGGCGTGACTCCCCTTACCTTGGTCAATGTGGAGCGATTGTGGGGGTATTCCGCGAGCGTTTGTGACTTTTGTGCCCGCCTTGGTTCGGCCTTTGGCGTATAGTTCCTCCTGCTCTTGGGGGGTACGCACCGAGCAGTAGATCAAAACTGGAATCTTTTTGGACATCAACTCTGAGTACCAAGCTCCCACCCGCTTCCCAAAACTAGGCTCACACTTTTCTATGTGGCCTCTTGACCTTTCCACCGCCTCCCGAATCGTCATTGATCGAGCCTCTTTCGGAGTCGTTCATTTTCCTCCACGAGTCGAGAAATCGTTTTGAGCGATTGCCCAAAAAGCTGTCTGTATTCTTCTGGGGTTGCTTTGGTTCGGTCGAGCTTGTCCCACCGCATAATGTAGTCGGTAATTGAATCTTGGTTCGGGACTTCGCCAATGTCGTAGGGGCGGGTGGTCGCACACCCACAAATCAAACTACCTACGATGAATCCAAGAATCGACCTCCGAATCACGGAGCTTTCGATTGTAAGCAATTTCATCATCGTCCCTTTCCCTGCGGGTTTTGGCTCGATTTTTAAGCCACCAGAAAACAATCCCAACAACTCCTGCCAACGAGGCGATGGCGGCCTCAAACATAACCTACTTCTTCGAGAACTTACTGAGGAACGAAACGATCTTGGTTAGCGTGGCCTCTGGTTCGTCACCGGGAATCAAAGAGGCAACTGCAATCACGGCAGAGAGAAGGGCAACCAGCGCGCCTACCCAAGCGAAAATGTCTTGGGATTGAATGAAGGATAGGAGTGTGTTCATACAGATGGGGGGGTGTCAAGGGGCTATTACTCATAAGGCCATAAATCACCAGCTTCAAATGTTGCAGAAAAATCTTGAATTAGTGGCGAGCCAATAAAAGAAGTCGCATTGTAATTAACTTCTGATTCATCTTCATATACTTGGAATCCGTTAATAGTAAAAGGAGACAAAGACCCACCAACTATGGTGTTTATTCCGCTTGTGTCATCTTGATCTGTCTCAAAATAAAAATTGCCATATAGCTTTACTGTTTGGTTTGGGTCTGAATTAAAATAAAAATTAGAGCTAATAAATCCAAAATCAACATAAGAAGCGGAGTTTACAAGCCCAAAGGTTGAAATGCTTTGAGTAAGTCCTGCTCCACACACTAGGTCAATTTCCGAGTTCGCCTGTGATGTGATTGTCCCTGACCAACCGGTGCTTTGTGGTGGATTGGCTGGGTCATTAAACGCATAGTTAGTATATGAACCAGAAACGCTAAAGCTCTTTATCTTCCAATAAAGCCTCATCATTTGAGTCGGAGTGCCTTGAACATAACGGCCAGAATTAGAGCCACAAATAAAAGACTTTGGGAATGGTTCTGGTGCTAAAATTTGAGCCATAAGGATTTCATTAGGGCATTAGCCCAAGTTCAATATCCGATGACGGTGATTCGGTAGGTGGCGGTGTTGAGTGCAACGCTTCCTGTGTCTGAATGGATGGCCGAAAGGCAAACCGTGTTGGCCTTATACGCAACTCCTTGAATGACGATTCCCGCCGATACCGCCGAGGGCAAGCCAACTAGGACAATATCGTTCACCGCCGCACCTGTCACGACTACATCCCGATAGTGTTGATCGCTACCCGCTATTGTTCCAAAGGTGACTGAGGCAAGCGTGGTGACGGTATAGGGCGACTGGGGAAGCACTCCGTAGCTAACCCCAGTTGCCAAAAGCCCAACCGCAATCAATCCAGAAACTGCATTGATGTTGGCGGGTTGAGCCGTGACGGAAGCTCCGTAGAATCCAAGAGGGGTGTTGGCAAAAGAAAGCCCCGCACCATAACTAACGACTACCGTGCCAGAGCTATTATTAAGCGTCCTAGCACCAAAGGCGATCGAGGTAACGGCAGAGGAATCGGCCAGACTTCGAGCGGCTGAATTTACCCCAGTTGTGGAGTTGCGAACAAAGGCGGCATAGCTCTCGGCGGCAGTAAGGTACGAGGCTTGAGCGGCGGGAACGGCACTACCGCTGGTCAATAAATCCCTGCGAACCGTAACATCGGTTTGAAGAACTGTCTTGGGTGTTCCACCTTGTGTTAGCTCAACCTCAATCTTGGGCGAGATGGTGTCTGCACCAGCTTCGGCAAATAGCTCGTCAAGCTCTGCCGTTGCCATCGTAACGGTTGTCTGTAAGAAGCTCCCAAAAATAACTCCGCTTGCGTCTAGGGTAAGGGCGGTAGTGATGTTGGTTAGACCAAGGTTGCGGACAAAGGAAATGGAATAGTTCCCAGCATTATTTCCAATATCAACGCTTATGTTCCCGGTGCTTATGGCTGTGATTGATGTGAGAGCCTCTTGGAAACTGGCCGCAGTAGCTCCGATTGGAATGGCGGTAGTTGAATTAGTTCCGTAGTTCAAAACAACCGAGCCACCCTCTGCGTCTGAGCCTACCGCAAGATCATAAGTTTCATTCTGCGTTGCAGAGCCGTCTTGAACTTTAGTCAGCGAAACAACTCCGGCCGTAGGCGAAGCAACGAATGTGTCTGAAAATACTGCGGGGTTGCGAACCAATCGAATAACTTGCTGTGCGGCAACTGAGGAGGCTGGGAATCTGCGGGTGCTTACAAGAACAGAGCTAGTTGGGAAAAGCGTAAAGGCATCACCCCCGAACGACATAGCCGTGTTGAGCGTTGCGGAAGTGATTAGATAGGCAAACTGTTCGTTCCCATAAGTAGCCACTCCAACCCCAGAACTAGCAATAGCAGAAATGGCATTATAGAGTTGAGTGGTCGTTGCGTTAAATGAAATGGCCGTTGATGTTACGCTATTAAGAACCAACTTAAATTGTCCGTCTGTTGGGTCGGCATCAATCCCGCCGATGCCCAGCTTAATTGAGGAGCTTGTTGTGTCTAAATCTCGAAGGAGTCCCGATTGGTCTCTCTCTTGCAAACGAACTCGGAGGTTGTAGGAGTCGTTTCGGGTAAGGGTCGGGAGCGTTCCGTTCCTAGCTGACCCTGCGGCCACTAGGTTGCCATTGGTTGTGTCAATGTAGATGTCTAAACTTTGAGCCATTTAAGTGTTCCTTTGTGTCAATTCTAGGCTTTGCCAAGAACTATGATTGTGTCCGGAGTGCCATTAGAGCATACATTTAGAGTGACTTCTGTAAATCCACCTCCACCGATGCCGCCGAAGCCACCACCAGAAATTTCAAGCCCATTCTCTTTTTCTGATATAGTAATTCCAGAACCAGCCAAGGGCTTTGTGCATTCAATCCTTCTTATGAGTTTATTGAAAAAGTCTTTGGTAAGAATAGACACACCCTGCAATTCGTTAAGCTGGTTCTCTCTCATTATTATTGCGCCCCAACTGTGGCGACCTGTTGAACTTCGTGGAATGTATCTCGTGCCACAAGAAAAAGTCCTCGTCTTTCGCAAGACTTAGATAAAACGCAATAACCAGAGTAATTCTCTATAAATCCAACGCCACCGCTGGGTGAGCTAAAAAATGCTGGCCTTGGGTCTTGCGGCAAAGCAGTCCCATTGATAAATGGTGGCATCTTTATGACAGAGTTAAAACCAAAAGTAAACTGGGTGGCGTTATTCTGTGCTCGTTGGCCTGCCATAAATTGTGTTTCGCTTACATCAGTCACATATTCTGCTTCAATAACTACGGGCGGCCCATACACGCCCTCTCCTGCCGCTGGAATAATCCTTACAATCGCTGGGGGCAGTCCGGTTAAGATAGTAAGCCCAACATAAGTAACAAGCATTTGAGTTATCCCGCCGTCCTGTTCTTCTGTTGCGACAGACTCGACTACCATTCTAGAATATTTTTTTGTGGATGACGAAAAGGCAGAATGAAGCGTGTTCTTTTCTGGGACAACCGCATCTCTGTTTGCCGTCTGAATGGCATAAGCCTCAATGATTGTTTCTAGGCCATTGGGTTCTTTATTAAAGTTTTGCCTTTGTAGTGCTTTTGAGGTGCTAGTTGCCCCGATTGCCGAACCAATAATTACGCTTGCCATATTATTTAACCACCGTTCCAGACTTCATAAGGTCAACCAATGTTTGTATTGCTTGCAGGGTTTCTTTGCTTAAGGTGCTTTGCTCGTCCTTCATTCCGGGTGAGTTGGGTTGCCCTAAATTAGACCTTATAGCCCTATCCTTCTCGAACTTACTGGCGGCCGATTCCCTTGCAAGTTGTGATGGGTCAACCCCGCTTAGCCCTCCTCGAATCTGCTCGCCTAAAGAGGGCATTTCCCCTGCGGCTTGTTGTGCGGCCAGCTTTTCTCTGTCCCTTTGGGTTGGGGCAATCTTCTCGGCAACCTTGAAATTCTCTGTCTTGAGTTGTCGTTCTCTTTGCTTTCTCGCCACATCGAGGGCTTGCCTGCCACCCCTGCTTGCACCAAGCACGCCGCCACCTGCCTCTGTTGCTACTTTTGCACTATCAGCTTTTTTCTTTTCAGAGGCTTGTTCAAGTGATAATCTTTTTTGAGCCACCTCTAAATCTTTTTCTTTGCCTTTTCTAGTAAGATCATCAATAAGTTTTATGTTTACACCAAGATTTTTTAATTCATATAATTGCTCTATCTGCTGATTTATTAAAGCAAGCTGATATTGTGCTAATTGCAATTCTGCCTTGGCATCGGTAACAAAATCTGCTTGCGTCTTATTTCTTACCGCACCTAGCTGACGAAGTATCTTATTTTGTTTAACTGTTCGCTCTGTATTTTCTGCTTCTTCTTTCCCTTGCTTTGTTATCCTTTCTTCTTCTTTTCTTGTTGCAAGTAATTGTATTTCTGAATCTAAAAGTGCTTGCGTGTCTTTGAGTGTTTTCTCTGTGCTAGATACACCAAGATCAAAATTAAATAATTTTTCTATCCCCTTCATTATCCCGGCCATAGGGCCGAGTTGAGTTATTTTACCCCTCAACGATTCAATGGTTGATTCCGTTCTTTCTAGTGCCGATTGTGCTTGGTCAACGCTAGTGCTTTTAAAAGATGTCTCGAAGGCATCAGCCAAATCCTTTTGTGCTGAGTAGTAGTCGGTTGAGGCTTGTTTGACGGTTTCGCCAAACTTGTTCATCGCTCCAAGTGCGGCGTATCCAAAGATTCCTCCAGTCCCGAGCCTTGCCAACATTCCGAGGGATGTCCCTGCTTTACCCGCATTAAGCCCAAGACTAACAAGCGTTTTACCCAGCTTTTGAGCAGAGGCATTAGATTGCTTGAATGTGTCTGCTGTCTTTGTGGCCTCCTTCTGGACTCCTCGCAATCCGGTTGTGGCTTTGCGTCCGTCAATCTCGATCTCTCCTTTTAATACAAAAGCCATATATATTACCTTCTTCTATTAACCTTGTCAGCAATCTTCTGTTGCTCCTGTGCAATCTTTATCTTCATATCTGCCTCTTCTTCGTTGATTGCATTTTGTAGCGCACGAGGCCCGATCTTTGCCACGCCAGCCGCCGCATTAACAAATACTGCCTTAACCACATCGCCAGCCGCAAAAACATTGTCAATTCCATACCCTAGTCCCGCACTCCCCCTTAACGCCCTAAAGAACTTTAATAGAACATTGTCGGGTTGAATTGTTTTCCCAATGGTCTTTCTGCTAAAATGATAGAATGGGGGCAACCACCCTGCGGCAATATATCCAGCAGATGATCTTGCTCGCTTAACAAACTTATTATAGAACTGGCTTGCCGTTCCACCCTTTTTACCCTTACCCGGCCCCGCTAATTTAGCTGGGAACTTGTTGTAGAATCCTAATCTCTTTCCTCTGGCAAGTCTCCAATTAGCAATCTTAAAAGCCTCTTGGCTACCCATATAATTAACAGTTGCCTTTTTCTGGGTAGTCTTTCCCCCCTTACTCAGCGCAACATATTCTCCCCTTTTCTTTGTTGTTTTAACATAAGAAGCGGTAACGGTTTCGATTGCCTTCATATCATCAGAAATCTTTTCTGGGTCTGCTCTGTCTGTCAGTTTGCTTGCCCTCGCACAAATGTTGGCCGCTCTGCGGTTTAGTTCGTTGATTCTGTCTCGGCGTGTTAGGTCTAGGTATAGGTCAATCGTCCTATTAAACTCTTTTGCGTCTAGCCTAAAGAAATTGCCCATAAGATTCTTCTTTATGTTAAGTTAACCCCAGCAGTTTTTCTAGGTTCACCAATTCCTCCCCCGCTACGCCCCCAACCCTGCGACACTTCACCCCATTCATCCATAGATAGGCGTGGCTCGCTTGTGTCATAAGGGCGAGAGGCAACTCCCATAATATATAATCCACGCTCCATCCTGTTTTTTCTGCCAACGAGAACACAAAGCTCGCTGTTCCCGCTGGCGTTAGGCGTTTCCCAGTTCGGCTTGGTGAGGTGCTGGGATGGCCTCCACCTTGCCTTTCTGGGCTTCGTCCAAGATGTTAGAGACGATTTGAGTGGCCGCATCTCGATCTGCTTCTGTCTTGCCCTCAATGAAATCCATAATCTTCTCACGAAACAAGTCCCGATTCCAAGCAAGTTTTATCGCCTCTTTCCTGCCCTTGGCAATCTGTATGTGCATATAGATGAACGACCATATAAAGTAGATCGAGGAGTCGTTATCGTCCCTTACTTGCAAAAGGAGCAACCTTGAGCCTTCCGTGTAAGGGGCAAGTTTTTCCCCCATATATTCTTTGTCTGGGGATATAAAGGCCGAGTTTAGTTCTTCATCGAGGGATATGCTCATAGATGCTTTAGGATTGCCCTTCTTTGTTCCGAGGTTGCGTTTTCTGAGATGAGTAGAGTTTGCCCGCCCCTTTGTATCACCCGAACTGGAACGGCTCTTTTAAGCAATCCTAGGAAGGTTTCTCGGTTCTCCAAGGCCGCTCGAACATAGCGGATTGGGCTTTCTGGGTCGCTTTTCATTTCTGACCAAGGGCGTTCCATTTCTGCCTTTGCCTCTGCCCCTGCCCCCGCCTCGAACCAGAAGGTAGCTTGAGACTCCCCATTTTCTTTTATAGTTCTCGTTACCGGGTCTAGCTGTCTTGGCTTTGCCCCAAAGGAAGCAACAGCACTCGCCACTTTTATGTTAGTCGTTCCCCAGTAGGCTTCGGTCATAAGTTTAGGATTTCAATTAGAGGATTAGAACCTCTATTAAGTTACATTCGGATAGCCAGTAGCCGAGATATCGAGGGTCACAAACGCATCGTTAGACTTGTTCAGCGTGATGGAGTCGATGCGAGTCGTGCCGAGAGTGGTTGCATTCGCCAAGGCCGCAAGTGCCGCCCCTGCGGTTACATTAAAAGAACCAGTAATAGCAACTGAGAGCGAGTAGGAGGTCGTGGCGTTGAAATATCCAATCGCAACTATATCCCCCAGATTATTTTTCACCTCATTTTTCTCTACATTACGAGCCTCTGAAAAGCTCTGAACCAGTCCGATACCAGCTTCCGCAACCAAGCCGAAAGACAAGCCCTGCGTGCCAATAGTAACGGCCGCCATTAGATTGAAACCTCGTTAGAAAGTGTGTTTTTCATAATCTCCTTTGATAGTGTCAAATTATCGTGGGAACACTCGCACCTTTATGAGTTCCCAGATTGTTGAAAAGACCGCCCCCGACACTAGCGCAACCAACCATAGCTTAGTTTTGATGGTGTGCGACTCCCTCTCTAGGGTGTCCACCTTGCCGTTAATCTTGGCTGTCCATTGGGCTAGCTCGCTAGTGTGGCGTTCTAAAATCGAGATTATATTGGTCTGCCGTTCCTCAATCCTAGCAAGTCTCTCCCTCAAATCTGCAACTTGGTCTGCACTCATACTTCACAATCTTCTGCCCCTTCGCAGACACGAACGCATAGATCGCCGTTAGTGTCGTAGAACTTCTCTATGTAGCCCTCGGCCTCAAGCCATTTGAGCGAGGACATAAAATCCTCATAAGTGTATTGGTGCATCATACCGGCTCTACTTGCTTGGCGTTTGACCTGCTTCAGAGGCCGCTGACATATCAGAATATCGTGGAAGCCCTGTGTTGTCCGTATTCTTGGGCGAGCAGGAGCAGAGCAAGAGGGCGATGAGGAGGAGGGGCATTATGGCAAAACGCTCGCAAGCGTGTTCATTAGGGTGGTTACTCTGGAATCTAGTGAAGAAAGGGTAAGGCTTTTCCCGATTGAGTAGAAAGACATACGGGCGTTTGAAAAGTTTGAGCCATTACCAGCGGCAAATACTCCAAATAGGTCTGAACTTGGTGTGAAAGAATTTGATGTTAAATTAGCCTCTGAAATTCCACTAGAAGTCGTAAATCTTCTGGAAAAATTAGCAGAATTATTCCTTGTGTTTCCTTGAAATCCAATTGGTGCTATAGAAATTGTGGAGGCGACTAAACCTCTGTTTCTGGTTGCTATTTGTGTGGCTGTGGTATAATGCAAACTTATTCTGGCTCCAGAACCAAGAGTTATTCCACCAGCAAAAGTGCCAGCAGCATCAGTTTGACTTGCGGTAACATAACAAGAAATATGCGTGTCATTTTGTGGAAAATTTGTTGTGTCATTATTATTGTAGCCAGTAGCTAGATATTTATTTGAATCGTTGCCAAGCAACCCAAGCGTTCTGCTGTAATCTCCACTTACAAAGTTATTGTTTGTCGGTGCGTTCCCTCGTAACGGAATAATCGCCCCAGCCACAGTTCTTGCTCCAGCCATAATGCAAGAAGTGACAAGTGAAGTCCAAATTCCATCAGCCTTGCAACCAATTACAAAAGTATTAATAGCCGACCGCACTTGAGATTCAAGCCGTTGTCCATCTGCCGCCTCAACCCGCAGAATGTAGTCCCTTGCGTCTGCGTCGAATAATCTGTTCTTAATCCGATTTACTGGCAACGGACAGACTGCCGAATACAAGGGCATCGCCTACTCCTTCTAGTGGCTAACCCAACTTGCAGTTCCAGCGGTGGCAAAAATGGCCGATAGTGTGGTGGTTGTGTAGTCGCACTCGTAGAAATCACCGCTCGATAGAGCGACCATAAAGCCCCCGCCGAGGGTGGTAGCGGTTGCCCCAGCGTTTACGAACAACTGCCCTGCCCCAAGGTTGTAGACGGTGGCCATTTTACGAGCGACATTACCGGGGACGAGGGTGGCTGAGGTGAGTGACGAAAAACTGCCCGAGGTGATGGCGGTGGATGAAATTGATAGGTTCGCGGTGACTGTGCCGATATGGCTTGAACCAGCTTGGATTGCAACAGAACCAGTTACGGGAAAATCACGATCAAGTCCAAAAGTTGCCCCATCGCCATCTTCAATAGCACTAACAATCTGAACTACTGCCGTACCAAGGTTCGCAGTCACTGTGCCACTAATCGCAGGTAGCGAGCCGATGGTCACCGAATTGCCAACCGTGACGGAGGAGATGCTGATGGGCACTGTACCGCTGATGGATGCGGTGACAGAGCCGATCTGTGCTGTCCCTGCTCCGATGGTAACTGTGCCACCCCCAATCGTCACCACGCCGATGCGGTTTGTGCCAGCGGGGAGGGCAGAGCCTATGGTGACTGTGCCAGAGATGGGGAATGGTGCATTTAGACTTGAGTTATCTCTTGGATAAACAGGGATTCCTCCACCCTCTTGAATAATCGCTGGAGTCGAATTACTATCTATACCCGCAATATTAATGCCATACCCATCCCCACCAGTTACTTTTATTGCTTGAGTTCCCCAGAAAGAATCTGTTGTTACAACATTAGCAAGATTCGCCGTCACCGTGCCAGAGATGGAGGGGAGGGAGCTAATCGTTACCGAGTTTCCTATCGTGACTGTTCCGCTAACGGTAACTGCGCTTGCTCTGAGTTGGGTGTTGGTAAGGCCAGCAGAAGTCGCATTGACTATATCTGTAATCGCTTGAGTGCCAAGGCTAACAACCGTGTGGGCGGTGATATGTTGCCCACTAGAAAGGATGGTTGAAAGGGTTGTTGCTGATTGGTTGCCGTCTAAAATTGAAAGTGCCATATAGCCTTATCCCTTGTTAAATTACCGCAACATACATTGAGTTTTGCTTTTGATAGAAGTTCAAATACCGCAAGCCATCGTCTAGTTCTGATAGGGTGCAAATAAGGCTCATCTTTAGACCCCTTTGCCAAGCCCTTTTGGCCGTCCGAATGGTTGGAGTCTGACCAGTAATCCGTGCCGTATAGACTTTCGTGTCTAAAATATTGTTCTGTATCTTGGTAAAGAGGGGCGGGGTTTCCTCATAGAAAGCCTCGAAGATTTGGCAGTAGGTGTTGTCGAAGTCCTCTTGGCTTATCTTGGCCGCCGTGTCGGAGTAGTCCACGGAAACAGAGACTTCATAAACCCCAGTATAGTTTCCAAGAAGCTGCCCCCCTACCGATGCCGAGATTGTGGCAAAGGGGAATAGCTTTGCCCCTACTCGATTAGTCTTATAGGTGTTTAGGTTAGGAACATAAGCCAAGAGATTCTCAATGGCATCCTCGATATTGATTTGGACGCTCTGGTTCATTTCTTTGCCGTGGCCGTGATGTCTAAAGTCATAGCCCTTGACCAAGTTCTATTCTGCCCAATCACGGCAGGGTTGTCCCCAGTCACCTTCGCCACATAGAAAGTGATGTTAGAGTTGGCCGTTAGGTAGCTCGCCAAGTCTGGGTCACGATAGAGTTGTTCTAGGATATCATAAAACTTGGCATCGAAGTCGGCTCTTGCCGTGGTGTCTGCCCTTGCCACATAGGTTATCGAAGCGGGAGTTTTGAATACACCAGAGAAAGGCACAAGCTCCTCTCCGCTGATGGTGGCTTGAACAGTAACGCTCGGCATCGTGCGAGCCGTGCCTCTTTCGCTCGTGAAGAAGTTCACGCCAGTAATGCCGGAGACAACATTAAGGAGGGCGTTCTCCACCTCCCTTTCAATCGAGGCCATTAGG